TGCGACTCGACGTTACCCATGCCGTAGCCGTCGTTACCGAACCCGAACTCGGCGGGAAATGCTCCGGCTTCACGATTGGCGTCCCTGCGTTGGCGGTTTTCGGCGATACGCGCCGCAGTAGACTCCCGCATAGCCGGTGCGCCAAACAGATCGAGCGTGCCTTGATTCGGGTCTTGGGATGGCATCGCACCGGGAGTTGCTCCGCGCGTGCCAGGAGAGTTCGCCCCGCCGTCATCCTCGCCGAAGTACAGCGACGCCAGCGACTCCATCTGGGCCTCGACGCGGTTCTGCAGCGTGAGGGCGTGCGCGCGCCGTTCGAGGTCGGCTTCGTCGGTCGAGTCTTGGTAGTAGTTACGGTACGCAATCAGTTCGTTACGGTCCGCCTGCAAGTCGGCCAGACGGGATTGGTACTCCGCGACCGGGTCGGATGATTGTCCGCCAAGCTCCGGTGCAGGCGCGTTCGGGTTGAGGAATTGCTCCTTGTCGAACAGCGTGCCCTGAGTTCCGGACGGACCTTCCGGCATGTCGGGGGCGAGCAGGTTCGTCGGACGGTCTTCGGTCAGCGGTTTCTCACCTTGCGGGCGCTTGCCGAGCGGGTGCATGACACCAGTCATCGCGCCACCACCCGCCGCTGCCTTGGCGCTGGCAACTGCGTATTCATCCCATGCTTCGCCGGTGTTCAGCGGCTTCTCGGCACCCCACCGCTCCATCGCGGTCTGCGGGCCTTCCGTGAGCGGGCCTTCGACCAACGCCCCCTTGCCGACGGATTTCAGGAACCCGTCCTTTGCGATACCTTCAGCAGTTTCGGCGAGGCCGGTTTTCAGCCCCTTCTTGGCGATGTTCTTGATGACCTTGCCTTCAGGGCCAAACGCGAAGTCTAGCGCAGCGGAAGGGACTGCCGCGGTAAGCGCCCGCCCGGAATTGTCGATCCCCTGTTCTGCCTGCTCTTGACGGATGCCGCCGTACGACTGTGCCAGATTGGACAGATACGCACCACCAAGACCGCCAGCCCACTGTCCGGCAACGGCCCCTACAGGGCCAGCCAACGAGCCAATCGCTCCGCCGACAACCCTACCAGCCATCGCGCCACCGATATTGGCGGGAAGCTGCGGGAGCATTTCGCCCACGCCTTCACGAACGGTGGTGAGTGGTTTCTCGATGACGTCGGAGAACGTGTTGATCTCGGCAGGGTTACGCCGAGCAAGCCCGGTGCCGTAGCTTTCCATCGCCCCACCGACGCGTTCCGCCCCGAGGTCTTTCGCCGTCGTGCCAAACGACCCGATGACCTGACCGGTACCGCGCGCGACGTCGCCGAAAAAACCGCCCTTCGGCTTCTGCGCCTGCGGAGGCTCGACCCCGTACTGCTTGAGGAGCGCCAGATACTCGGGATCATCGTCTGCGATGTCGTAGGGGTTGCCCATGTCGGCTCTCTTTCGTGTCGGTGTGCGGAGATTTTACGCGGTATCGCTTTGTGGGGCCATCCCCTTTTCTGCAGCGGCAAGCATCTTGTTCAGCCGGTCCATCCCGTAGAACTTCACGGCGCTCACCGGCCAGACAAACTCGCCGGAAGTTAAAGCTGCTGGACGTTTACCGTCAATCACTGCGGGGAGGGCGTCATCGCGACCACTGCCGTCACTCTGTCCGAACACCTGACGACCAGCCACCGCTTGAGCGACCGCCTGCCCGCCGGGGATGTCTTGCGCGGGAACCGCACCACCGAAAGCAAGGCCATTCTGTTTCATGCGCGCGTCAGTAGCGCCGAAGTACCCGCGGAACTTATCAGCGATACCTTGGGGTTGTTGCTGCGCTGGAGGCGGCACAGGTGCGGATTGCGGCACAGGTGCGGGGGCGCTACCCGCAGCCTTCCCATACTTGGCTTCCATGTCCGCAAGGAGTTGCTCCGCGCGACTCATCGGCGCAGGGGCCGGAGCAACGCCGCCACCTTCGGCATACCCTACAACGCCACCGTTAGCCATGCGCGCTGCGCGATCCGCCCCAAGGATGTCCTTCAGGGCAGCACGACGGGCTTCGTCTGGAGAAAGTCCAAACTCCTTGCCGTACATCGCCGTCAGCTTCTGCAAGCGTCCCACCTGCGACGCCCCTTGATCCGTCTCATCGTTCAGCTTGCGTGTCTGTGCGTCGTACCACCCGGCCTGAGACGTGCGCCACGGGGCTTCCGTTTGTTGCCGCGCGTCCTGCACCGCAAGCTGGTTGTCGCCTTGGAGCGCTATTTCGTCCATCCGTCCGGCGCGACGCATGCCTTCGATTCCAAACTGGTTCTCGCCCTGCATCCGTGTGGCGGCAAGCTGGTTTGCGCCCCGCATACCTTCGGCAGCGAGCTGGTTCTTGCCCCGCATGCCTTCAAGGCCGAACGCGGCTTGGTCACGACTACCGGCGATACGCTCTGCACTCGCGTCGCGCTCACGTCCGCCTTGGTACCCGAGAAGCGCATTTTGCCGCTGAACGTCCGCACCATTCTGCGCATTGGCGTAACTCGTGTACGCCGCCATACGTGCGCGCGCGTCGGCCCCGCTACCCCCTAAAGCGCCCCTGAATTGCCGGTCGCGGTCCTCCTGCGCCCCCTTGGAGGTCATCTCTGCGTTCTGGCGCTCCTGCCATGTCGGACCTTCTCCGCCGAGGATACCGGGGCCGGCAGGGGTGTCCATCTGGTCGAGCGCGCGGATATTCTGAAGCTGCCGCATGAACCCATCGACACCGATGGAGCCTTCGACACCTTGTTGCGGAGCGAATCGTTGCTGAGATTCCTGCGCCAAGGTGCGCGCCATCTGGGGCACGCCCTGACTGCCACGGGGGTTCGCGGCTTGGATACGCGCAGCGGAGCCGGGGATGTCGTCAGGACGCTGTGTAGCAGCAGGTGCGGGGAGCGCCGCGCGAGATGGGGCAATACGGGGGGCGTCTTCCGCATAAGGGGCGTCTGCCGGCCCATTGAACCCGCGTACGAAGTTCGCACCTGCGCCACGGATGGCGTTACCTTGCGCGGCCATTGCGTCGAACTGCCGGTCAAGTAGGGGGGCAGCGGCAGCGTTCATACCGTCCCATGTTTTTCCGGGCACCTCGGCTACGCCACTAGCCACCTGCTTGACGCCACGTCCAAACGCTTGCACATTGTTTAGCTGGTTGCGCGCCTCGCGCCCCGCGCCATACGCGTCGAAGCCAACATCGTCGTAGAGTCCCGGCATAGTATTCTCCTTATTTCACTCGGTCGCCGTGGACGCGCTGGAGGTGCCCAGTACGCTGGCGGTATTCATTTCGTTTGGCTTCATTCACACCCATGTTGAACTTGGCGAGGGCGTTCACAGCGGCACCATCGTTGCGGCCATCCACGTCGTCGTTCCCCCAACAGCGGTACGCTGCCCAGTCAGCTATGACGAGCTGGTAGCGTTCCTTCAGCTCCAGTTCATCGTCGAGGTTGTCCAGCGTGAGCGTAGCCGGCAGCTTGGCCACACGGAGGATGGCGGTGTACTCCATGTCGGGGGCGGGGTAGAACCGGATCGACTGCGTCGCGGTGTCGGTCATGAACCGGTTGGGGCGCATCAGCCCCGTGTCGGTCGGCGTCCAGCTCTCGGTAACGTCGATCAGGTTGTTGTAGAACCCGTCGAGCCTCACCTGATAGACGAACGCGATGTCGTCGTCGAGAGCATACAGCGTCTCGCCCGTGCTGATCTCCAGCGTACGGTCGGCCTCCACGTAGGAGTGGGTGCGCTCGACAAAGCGCTGCTGGCCTTCGTCCAGATACCGCACGAGCAGGTCATTGGGGAACAGCGGCGGGGAGTTCTTGTCCCGCAGCAGGTACTTGCGTGTGTAGTCGAGAAGGTCTTGTCCGGTCATAGCCGCTCCTTAAATCTGCTGCTGTACGCTGCGGCTGTCGTTGACGGCCATCGAGGACTGCAGATGGATGTTGTTGAACAGGGACGTGGCCATCTGCGCCAGCGCCTGCACTTCAACGAGCAGCGTCTTGACCCAGTGCTCGACAGTCGCCATTTCGGACTTGAGGTTCTGGGTGTTGGTGTCCTGAGACAGTTCGGCGTTGCGCTGCGTGCCCTTGAACGTCAGTTCGGCGGCACCGGTGCGGGCGTTATAATATTGCGACACCGCCGAGATCAGCTTGCTCTGCGCGTCGTACCCGATAGGGACAAGGCGGCTGGCAATCTCCGGCCCCATCGCCACGGTCTTCACGTAGTCGACCACCGACTTCATCGCCATTTCGCGCAGGCCGAGAATCTTCTCGACGAGCCACTTCTGCATCTCGACCGACATGACGGCAATTTTGCGGCTCGACTCTGCCTGAAGGTCTTGCGTCTTCTGCTGAATTTGCAGAACGGCACTCGCCGACACGTCGGCAGGTAGTGGGAACCTACGCCCAGCAAACTGAGCCACGATGGCATCTTGCGCACGGCTGGAGTCGGCGAGGATACGTGCAGCGTCGTCGCCCCAAATCTGCGCCTGAACTGCCGGCGGTAGTCCCACGCTGGGATTAGTGATGGCCGCAGCCAGCCAGTTCTCGGCGAGTGTGTAGGTGGCGTTCTCGGTCGGGAAGAACGAGGCCCGGAAGCTGGTGAACTTTGCGTCGAGCAGGGTGATGAGTTCAAGATACTGCACCTCGAACTCGGCGTAGATGTCTGCCGCCGTGACCGACGAAGGGATGTCCACCAGCGGCTCGACAACCGTGGCCGGCGTCAGCGTGGTGTTGGACATCGTCGGGGTGTTGAGGGTGTTCTGCAGGTCGGCGACGATTGCTGCGATGTCGTCAATGACCTTGGTCCGCGTGTCCAGACCGAGTTCCCACGTCGAGTTGATCGACGCCTCGAACGCGACAACGGCGGCTTCCTGCATTACCTCCGGGGGGAGGGTCGCCGCAAGGTCAAGTGGTAGTCCGTATGGCATGATTAAATCCTCCTACCAGATGCAATCGGCGCAAAACTGATCGACGCCAGCGTGAAATCAGAACCTTCGGTATTGTACAACGAAAGATCGTACCAGTTAGCTCGCAGCCCGCGCCCCGGATCGACTCGCTGAATGCGCATGTCGGTAGAACTGGACCGTGCCTCATAGCGGTAGTCCTCGGCTTCGGGTGTAGTAACTCGCAGCTCCATCGGGGTGTCCGACGAAACACCGAGGTAACACGCTGGTAGATGCTTCAGGTTCTCGCCACCGAAGTCCTTCTTGCCGAGGTCGACGTGGGCATCGACTGGACCCGTGCTGTCCAGCAGGTAGAGGCCATCCGGCATCGTGGCATAGCCTCTCGCCGCCGACATGACCGACCAACCTTCGTACCGCGTTGCCGCGTTGCTCTCCAGATTCAGGCACCAGCCGCAGGACACGACCCGCTTGTACCCGTCAGTCTGAACCACGACGGATGTTCCGGAAGCCGGCGGCGTCAGGTCGATGTTGTCGATCATCGTGTCCTTAACCATTCCTTGTGGGTCGCCGAGGACGATGCCGTGTGCACCGAACCACCCAACAAGCGGGTTCTCCTTGTGCGGCACGACGAAGGCGGTTCCCGGCACCGCGCCGTAGGGCAGCACGTCCTTGACCAGTTCCGTGGCAGCGAGGTCGGTGCCAGCGAAGAACTGCGTGATGTCACCGTAGGCCACATAGACGCCCATCTGCGTCGGCACAACCAGATCAACGTCGGCGGGGAAGGTGATATACCCGTAGTCCATCGGCGCACCTTCAGCGCGTTGCCTGCCGTCAATCGGGAGGTAGTATCCGGGGCGGGCCGGCGAGCCGAGGTTGATGCGGTTTCCTGCTTTTGAGCACAGCCGCCCGTTCGCCATGAATACCTGCGACCCAGCGGGAAGCGGAGCCTCGAATCGCCCGTTGCTCTCGCGCAGGCGCGTAGGTTCGGTGGAAATATCAACGACTCCGGAGCCAATCGCGTACTGGCCAATCCACATCGGGATGGAGCCATTCACCGTCGAGAAATACACATTGACGTGAGTAGCCCCCGGCGAAGCACCGGGTAGGGTGATGCGGATGCCGCCATCAGCGGAGAGCGACGGGTTGCTGGAGGCCGAAATACCGCCCTCTTCGCCGGTCACGTTGTTGTAGTAGCTGACGCCGACTTGGTACGTCCCGGCATAGAGCGTGCCGGCGATGTTCGCACAGGTAGGTGCGTTCGGCGTTGCCAGCCCCCACGGATAAAAGACACCGCCTTCAATACGTCCTGAGTCCGTGCCGTTCGAGTAGTACAAGACGCCGTTGAACTCGGCCCAACTCAGCGGCGCGTCGGCGCTCAGAACCTTGAACAGCGTCTCGGAGTAGGTTGGCATGGTGATCGCGTAGATCGCCGTCCCACGGCGCAGGTATCCAGCCGTCGCACTCGTCATGTAGAGCGAGTCAGCGTTCGTCATGGCCTGAACCAGAGTAGCAGCAGCACGCCGGCGCACCCTGCCCGCGTTGTCGATGTCGACATTCACCGCATCGCGCAGCCAGTCGCCCTTGTCTCGGATGGATAGGGCGAAGTCAGGCAGGCGGTTGTTGATCCCCAACCACGGACCAGAAGGTTGTGTTTTCATGTTATGCCCATCCTACAAATGTAAATGGTTTTCCATCAAGATCAACAGTTGTCATCCCTTCGTCTATACCGAAGTCATCGCTATGCGCCGCCACCCCAACGGCGGATGACTTGTGCGAAACAACGACGGGGACAATCTCATCTGTCGGATCATAAAACGCCGCTGGCGTCGGTACAGACACAGAGGGCTTAGTGCCGTAGTTTCCCACCATGTAGTACGTGTTCTGGGGTGCGTAGGACGCTACTCTGTCGGCAAAGGTAACGGCACCTTCTGAATAAGCACCGGCACCCCATGCGCCGAGGCGGGCGTCAGCAGCGATGATTGTCCACGGCCCGTTAAAGTACGGGCGCACAGCGTGTGATCGAAAGAACGAGCCGCCAGACATTGCTCTTGCGTGTCCAGTCTCTAGTGCACTATGCTCCTGCGCCGCAAGCATGTAGAGCGCTTCAGCGTCGTCAAATGGCACCGTTACAATAAGTTTTGCGCTGTAGTTTTCCGCTGATGTGAATGCCTCGTCGGTCCACGTAGACGACGGCGTGTTCAACATCGAGTACCCTAGAAGATTTGCCCGGTCCACATACCCAGTCGCCTGTTCGTACGGACCAGCATTACTCTGCCCTTCTACTTGGGCGCATACCGTGACCGTCCCCTCCCAATAGTCATAGATGGTGCCGTACGTGCAATTCTCTGGCACCCCTTGCCCTGTCGGAACTGAGTAGTAAGCGGGCGCTTCAGACGTCCCGGTGTAGAACCCTCCTGTGTCTCCCCAAGTCCAGTCTGCCGTCGCTGACCCGTGCACCGCACAGTTTTTCGTGAAGACTTCGTCCTTGACGGACACGCTGGCATCCCCGCAAACAATCGTGTACGTGTTGCGGTAGTGCTGCCCCCATGTTCGATAGTCGGCAGCGTCGCTCCCGAACACGTACAAGGTTCCGGGGTTCATGTACGCAGGTGTGCGGTCTGCGCCTCTTGGAACAACAGACTCTACTGCGGAGTACCTCGACACCCGAAGTTCGCTGCCCATCGCTAAAGAAAGCCCGCCCGTCGACAAGTCGTCGAAACTTGACCGTACATAGAATGCGTAGAACGGGGCGTCTCCGTGCGGCTGAACGCTGCTATTTACGCCGAATTTCTGAAGCCCTGTGTAGCTCCAGTGCGGGTATGCGATAACGTGCTGGTGGCGGTAGTTTTTCCAAGTGGTCGGACCCTCTACGACAACCGGGGTGAGCGTCCAGTACCCGCTTTCAGCGAAGAACGTGAAGTTAAGCCGATAGTGCGTCGAGACGTTTTCTCCGGGATAGACGTACTCCGTCACCACCATGTCGCATGCCGACCCGTTGTAGTTGAAGTGCCATCCGTACCCCATCTGGAAATGCGGGAGATTCGGGCTTTCGAGCGTCACGATCTGGTCAGGGTTCGTGTCAGGGCGTGACTGCGACAGGATGTACGTTTCGATGCGAACCTTCGTCCCCAGTGGAACGGCGACGTCCTTGAGTTTCTTGCGCAGCTTCTCCGCACAGGTGGTCGCCAACATCCGGTAAATCTTGGTCACTTCACCAGCGACCGAAATCAAGTAGTGCTTGCACGTCACTGGGTCTGTGTATATTCCGCAGTTGGTGTCGAACTTTACAGCGGCACCCATAGGGTCGCTTTCGTCGCCGAAAGTCTTTGTCGAATCGAAGTAGATGCACGGGCCGTCAAGCGGCGTTGCGTCCGGAAGGCGAAGTATCTCTGCCTGATCGTGCCGACCGTAAAGCGCCTGCATGTACTGCCGCATCTTCCCTGTGAAGATGGATGGAGGACACAAAACAGACTTGCGCTTCTTGTCGTAGGCACTTGTTCCGAACGGGTAGTCACCAAGATACTTGAATGACGCTGCGGCCAAAGCATCGTCGGGGGAAGCCCCAATTGCTTCTGGAGGGTGAATCGCACCGTCTGTAGGGCCGGCGATAGTCTCTGCCTCACTTGCCGCGATATGCTGGCTGACGTAATTTGTGCGGTACAGTATTCCGTCATCTTGATCGCCAGCAATCGTTCCAAGAAAACTTGCGGAAAGCAGATCGACGACTCCGTTGTCGAGCTTGAGCGTACAGGTTTCTTCATCCTGAACCACTTCGTCCGTAATGAACTCGGGCATTCCGCACTTAGTCTTCATGCGTGTCTGCGAACCATCAGGGTGAATCATTATCCGGGTACGAAAACCCCCTGTGTCGTTGATCGCGTCTAGCATCTGCCGCTCGGTCGAGTCGCCTTGGCTCGGCCCGGTACGGACCCGCATGATTGTCAGGTGGTCGAAATCGTCTTTGCTCATGTTCTAGCCCACACTTGGTTGGTCTTGCTTCCAACGTACACCACGTCGGAAACATCAACCGCCGCACCGTGTTGCCCGCGTATACTGACAGACGGAACCACGAAGCTGTCGACTACTCCGGTCAGTATTGAAAGAACGCCGCCAGATGCCGACACCGAAGGAAGAACCGTTGCGCCAATTTGCCCGGTAACGCCGATCCCCCCTGTGGCAGAAAACACTGGATACAACGTATCCGCAACCGATGCGCTTCTTCCGCCAGCACCGGAGATAGCCACGGAGGGCCGCAACGTACCCGCCACCGAACCGGCGATACCGACCTTTCCTGTAGCCGAGAACACGGCCTGAACAGTTGCGCTGATGCGCCCCGTCTTTAGCTGTTCTCCGACAACTGCGACGGATGGTGAAACTGTCGTGGAGACGGTCCCGATGTTCGGCTGTCCGCCAGTGATGGTTACGCCGGGGCGTACTGTAATTGCTGCGGACAGTGTTGACGAGTTGATCGACGTGAGGCTGACGGCTGGCCTAACTGTTACGTCGACCGCACCAATGATGTGGCCACGCCCAGTTGCCGAAACTACCGGTGAAACAGTTGCCGTAATGACTCCGTGCGCCGGCTGCGTGGCTGTGACGCTGATAACAGCATCAGGACGGAACGAGACAACGGCGTCGCGGGTGGTAGCGTCTGCACCGACATTGACAACAGGTTGAATCTGTATATCGACAGAGCATGCGACGCCAATCGTGCTGGACGCGCTTACGACAGGCTCGACTGTTGCCGTTACCGTTGCATAGTAAGACTCACCAGTTCCGAACGATTCTCCGGACCCGTAGGGTGTTACGCCGTATGCGCTTGCGCCGTACATTTAGAGGTACTGTCCGCCAGTTGCGGTCGTCCCGACAGTTCCTCCCGGAAGCGTGGCTCCACCAGTATCAGCAATCGAATTTTGCGTTACATCGTAGCGTTTTCCGGTTGCTGATCCGGAGTACGTTGTCGACACTAGATAGCAGGTACTACCAGAACTTTGGAGTAAATACGCCGTCGAAAACGCTGGCGTTCCTGTAATAGTGACAGTCTGACTTGCACATGTCATGCGTGCGCCGCTGATAACGAAATAATGGACCGGCGCGGCTCCGCTGATTGTGTACGCCGTGTTTATATTAACTACTGACCATGTTGTTGCAGCGATGTGGCCGGAAAGGCATGCGCCAAAGTTAATATTGGACAAGACTATACTCGACCAGTCGGAGATAATAAATCCATATCCGGAGGTTGTAGTCTGAATCTTAAAGCCTTTTATCGCGCAATTCGCTTTTGACGTTGATATAGCGGTTGCAGAGGTCGTGCTGATGATGCAATTTGCTGGCGTCGTCGTGTTGCCATCGATAACGAGACTTCCGCTACCGACATGGCTACCAACAACTACGGCTCCTGTGTATGTTCCATCTCCAACCTTCACAGTAACCGTTACACCACTGGCTATATCTAGGGTTGAAAGCACTACGTCAATCGCCTTCTGGATAGTCAAGAAAGCACCACCAGAAGTATTTGCCGAACCATTGTTGCTGTCGCTCCCATCGGTGCGGACGTAGTATGTCCTGCTCGTAGTGACTCGCTCTCGGATCGACGCTCCCTGAAGCGCCGTCATCGTTACTGAGACATACTTTTCACCAGACGCGAAACTTACCAATGCATCCGAGTTGCTGGATGAAAGGACGGTGGTTCGCGTCAGCGTGTTCGCAGCAGAGTACGTGCCTAGCCCAACCTCCCAATCGCCATCAGGCGCACCGGAAGTATCAACGTCCTGAATGACGTAGTAGAGGGTGTCCCCGGTACTGTACCGGCTGGCGAACGTCTTGAACCCGGGGATCGCACCGGAGAGCGTGAAGTCACCCGTCCCGGTGGTCGACGCTGTTTCCTGTACCCGGTCAAATAGCTTGAAGGCCATACCGCCTCCTTACAGGGTGACGGTCATCGCCGAGATCAGGATCGGGCCACCAATGACGACGGAGGTAGAGTTCATCTGCATCGCGCCGCCACCGCCAGAGACAGTGATGTCCAAGTCCATGACGACGGTTCCGGTGCTGTCCTGAATCCGCGCCCAAGCAGCAGTTCCGGTAGCGTCAGCAGAAGAATCCTGAGTGACCGCCGAAGCAGTGAACACACCGCCCGAAGGGGTAGCGCCAGACGGATCGGAGAAGGTAAGCGTACCGAGCAGGGTCTGGGTGGTGATCGCGTCGGACGGCAGGGTGGCCATCGGCGAGGTATAGACCTTGAGCGTACCTGCACCGGCCCCGGCGTCGATTGCGTCGCGGATCGGGGTGAGCATGGAGTTCTTGAGGGTGGTTGCGTAGCGGACGGTTGCCATGATGATTCTCCTTATGAATCAGGTTTTCTTGCGTTGCGCTACCACGGAATTGATTGCGGTCTGAACAACGGTTTCTTTGCTACTGCGGATAAGCACAAAGACTTC